TTTTGATTTAAAACTGCTGTTGAGATAGTATTGCCTGCTACTCTAATGCTACTGTTCGGAAGTACATTGCCAGAAGGTAAAAACGGCGATCCATTTGCATAAAAGTAGTTGTTAGTATAAATTGCATTGGTTGTAACGTTACCAGTAACTGATACATTACTAAATCTTAGGCTACTACCGGTTGTAAGAACACTTGCCCCGTTAAAGGTCAATGCAGTGTTACTTACGGTTAACGGAATTGTTTTGATGTAAAGAGTGTTACCTAACCATGCGTTGTTCCACTGTTGTGTAGAATTACCTAAGCTATATCCGTTGTCAGCAGACGGAATAATGTCAGACGAAACAGACTCAAAGTTAACATTACCGTTACCGCTAGATGATCCTGAGCCGAAGCTTTGATATGCTTCCATCTCAGCCCATTGATTGCTGTTGTTATCATTAAAGTAGATAAACTGTACAGCAGTATTACCCTGAATCCAAACATCGCCTACATTAGGTGTTAACGGTGCAGTGTCACTAAATGTGACTGTGCCCCCGCCACCGCCCCCGCCACTAATACCAGTAAGGAAACGACCGTTACCATAAAAGTACTGCGAGTAAACGCTGTCAAAACGTTTGGTTGGAGATCCTAAGTCGTATACTGAATCAATACCTGGTACTGTTGTGCTGTCCAGCGTAATTGTTGCAGTACCGTTGCCAGCTAGTACCAGCGGTAAATTAGTTACATTTGTACTGACTACGTTGTTGGTGATTACCACCTGAGAGTCCACAGGACCAGCAGCCCAAATTTGGCTAAAGTTGTCGTTTACCGCAATGAATGCATTACGTAACGACTCACCGGTGCCGTCGTTTGCTGCGCCGGTGTTAATTATTTGCTGTGTCATGCTAAATCAAGGTCCTCTTGGTATATTTACCATAAACCTCTGTTTGAGTTTTTACAGCATGTGTGTTACTTTGGCCCTGTACATAAACTCTTCCATCGGGATGTGACAAAGATTTTTTGCCCCGCGAAGCTCTGGTATATCAGCAGTTGTTTCTCCCATTACCCTGTAAAAATTAGACTTAGGATAATCCTTCATTACTGTTATTAGTTGTCGTACCCAATTGCCAGAATAGGTAGGGTTGGCGCTGCTTTTCTTATAAAATTCTGTATCAGCGTATATGTTATTAAATTTACCCTGCTGATCTGGGCCCATATCAAACCCAATCAAGTAGATTGCTATATTCTTGTCAATGGCAGCTTGACCAACTGCAATAGGACCAGAACTGAAGCCAAAATACTGTTGCGGAACTGACAACGCACCTTGACCAGCAATAGGTCTACGAGTGTAAAATTTGTTTCTTAGCGCATAGCCCTCGTGTTGTATACGTTCGCTAATGGGCCTGTCTGTGCTTACTAGTACATTGGGTTGAAATTCTCTGTACAGTGCATTGCAGCCATACACAGTGCCTAGTGTTTTTAACCAGTTTAAATCTAACTCTTTGCGGCTGATGCCGTTACCTAATACAAATGCTCTGCTCATAAGAAATCCTCTCAGTAGTTAGCTGAGAGGATCCGAAGCACTTACAAATTAAGAAGTGACGTTGTCTACCAAGCCCAATGGTAGCAAGTTTTGCTGGCCGCCACTGACAGTGCCAGTGTTTGCCGCAGCAGTTGTACCAGACTTGATAACTGTACCTTCGTCAGTGAAGAAGTTAACAGCATAACGCAAGTCACCTGTAACGCTAGCAGCAGTATAGTCATCGCCACCAGTCCAGTCAAGTCCAAACTTGTTGGTCAACTTGCTCAAGTTAACGTTAGAGCTACCATCGCCGTAGCTGATACCAATTGCCATCAAGCCAGCAGCAGGTGTGTCATCGTTAGCGAGTACACATGTGCCTACTGAGAAAGCAGCACCGTTACCAGATCCACCAACTGATGTTGCTGTAAAGATTGTGCCTAGGCCATAGTTAGCAGGTGCGCCAGCGGCTGTCCAGTTAGTAGTTGTACCAACTGTAGAGATCTGATATGCTTGACCAACCACAAAGCTGCCATCGTTAACACCAGTTGTATCACCAACTAGATACTTGTGAGCACCTTTCTGACGAATAATGTAACCTGTTGCAACACCAAGACCTGTTCCGTCTGGACCAGCGATGTTAACTTGAACAGTAATAACTGGGTTTGTAGCAGATGGGGAATCAGTTACAGTTGAACCACCAACAACGCCAAGGTACTGAGTACCACTGAGAGTATCGGCTGAGTTTACCACTGGATCTGTTACAGATGCAAAGTTAGGAAAACCAAGATCAACACCAACGCTTGCGCCGCCGTTGCCTGAACCTGTAGAAAGTTTTTGTATTTTAAGAGGACGTCCCATTTTGTTTTCTCCTTAAAGAAGTCCGATGTGGGTTCTAGCCACTACGCGGCGGGTTAAACCGCATAAGACGCATTATTGCGTACATAGTTCTGAGCTAGTATTTAGTAGAAATCTAAATTACTGCACTGCTGGAGTGTAAATATGTGCATGAATACATACGAACTGATCGAACAAGGCAACCAACTCAGAGCAGCACATCGCCCAGAAGATGCACTACAATGTTATGCACAGGCATTTGTACAAAGTCCTACTGAGGCAGCAGCATTTAACAATTACGGCAACGTTTTGAGAGAGTGTGGTTACCCAGAACGAGCAGTCCCGTTCTTGCAACATGCAGCTATCTTAGATCCTAGCAATGTAACTGCTCATTTTAATCTTGCAGTTTGTTACTTGTTGATGGGCGACTATCAAACGGGCTGGCCTGCATACGAATCTCGTTGGAACTATGAGCATCTTGCTGGAACTGAGCCCAAGTTTGCTCAACCTCGTTGGCGGGGCGAAGATCTCAAAGGCAAAACTATTTTGGTCATGGGCGAGCAAGGACATGGCGATAACATTCAGTTTGTTCGATTCTTGTATAACTTGCATCTTGCAGGTGCTCAAATCAAACTGCAAGTAACTGATGGTCTAATTCCTTTACTGAGTCGCAGCAACATTATCAGTCACATTGGCCCTTATGGTGCCGACATGGGTGAGTTTGATTACTGGGTTCCGATCATGAGCATTCCTGGTATTCTAGGTGTAACTGTAGATAACTTACCGCGTGTACAATCATATCTCAATGCAGACCCTGAACAGATCAAGTCTTGGGCGGAAAAACTAGGCCCAAAGAAAAAGATGCGAGTTGGGTTTTCGTGGTCAGGTCGTAGAGACAGCTGGATCAATCAACACAAAGGCATGCCGTTTGAAACCATGCTGCAATTGATCAAAGAAAATCCACAATACGAATGGGTTAACTTGCAAGTTGACTGCACATTGGAAGAAGAGGAAGAACTGTCTGGTGCTGGTGTTACTACCTACCCTGGTGCTATCTCCAGTTTTTCTAACACTGCTGCGCTAATGAT